ACACTAAAGGAGTATTTTGATGAGCTTACTGGGTAATAGAGATTATTATAAACCATTTGAATATCCATGGATGTTTGATTACTATGTATTACAAAATCAAATGCATTGGATGCCAGAATCTGTGCCATTACATACAGATGTAAAAGATTGGCAAGAGTTATCAGATACAGAAAAGAATTTACTAACACAAATATTTAGATTGTTTACACAATCAGATGTAGATGTAGCTAGTGGATATATAGATAAGTATATGCCTATCTTTAAAAAGCCAGAGGCAAGAATGATGATGTCATCTTTTGCTAACATGGAATCTATTCATCAACATGCTTACAGCTTACTACTTGATACAGTAGGTATGCCAGAAATAGAATACAAAGCTTTTGCAGACTATGAAGAAATGGCAGATAAGCATGATTATGTTGGTAAGTTTAAACCAACTAAAGCTAATAAGAAAAACATAGCAAAAACTCTTGCTGTTTATTCTGCTTTTACTGAAGGCTTACAACTCTTCAGTAGCTTTGCAATCTTGTTAAACTTTCCTAGGTTTGGAAAAATGAAAGGCATGGGTCAGATAGTAACATATTCTATTCGTGATGAGTCTATGCATGTAGAAGCTATGACTAAACTCTTTAGAGAATTTATACAAGAAAACCTAGACATATGGACAGATGATTTCAAAAAAGAAATCTATCAAATATGTAGAGAAATGGTAATGCTTGAAGATAAGTTTTTAGATTTAGTATTTGAGATGGGAGATTTACAAGGACTAACTAAAAAAGATATGTATGCTTACAATAGATACATAGCAGACAGAAGACTACTACAACTTGGTCTTAAAACTAATTATGACCAAAGAGAAAATCCACTTGGTTGGATTGATGAAGTCATGGGTGTTGAACATCAAAACTTTTTTGAAGGTAGAGCAACAACATACATGAAAGCAGGATTAAGAGGAAGACAAGACAACATAACCTTTAGTGATTTAAATGAGCAGAACAACTAATAAAAAAGATACTGCTTGGTATGTTAAATGGGCAGCTAGTTTTACCATCATATGTGCAATGTCCTTAAGAGGAATTGAGGGTATGCAACTTATAGATTTAATCTTTTCTATATGTGGAGTAGCAGGTTGGTTATGGGTAGGAATGTTATGGAAAGATAGAGCATTAATTATTTTAAATGCTGTTGGTCTTTTTCTTTTAGTGAAAAATTTATTACTGGAATTTTTAATATGAAACAAGAAGCAACTTTATTAGGCTATAAAGTCTTATATAATAGAGCAGGAAAATTAATTACGGAACGAACATCTACTGATATTAAAGAATTAAAACCTTATCTTACAACAGAAGAGTATGCAACATTACAGACTATAGTAAGAGAAGGCACAATAAAGTTAGATGAAATACATAATTATATAGAAGCTAACTTAAATGCACGAATAATGACAGATTAGAGAAAATTGACCCCACAGAATGCCCGAGGTTAAACATTTAGAAGGTAGTTAATACCTTTGCTTCAAAAAGACCTATTATTTAACTACGGGCTTCTCCGTGCCTCTGAGAGGATTTAGCTATTTTTAACCAGAAATCTTAATCTTTTTAGGTTTTTGTTCATCTGGAATGTTTTTTTCCAATTCAATAACTAATATTCCACTAATCATATTAGCTTTTTTAACTTCAACATATTCAGCTAAAGCAAATGATTTATAAAATTCCTTTTCAGAAATTCCTTTATGGATAAATTCCATATCATTTTCTCTATCTTCTTTCTTTGCAGAAATAGTTAAAGTATTATCTTCTATTTCAATATCAATATCGGACTTATTAAATCCTGCCATTGCCATTTCAATATGATATGTGTCACCTTTTTTAATTATATTGTAAGGTGGATAGTTTGATTGAGGTATTGATGCTCTGTGTAATGTATTAAAGATATCATCAAACCCAACTGAGAACGGGCTGAATTGCCCAAATGCTTTTATGTTTGTCATATTAACTCCTTATATAAAGCAAGTTTATGAGTGCCGACCTTTCGCACACTCTTCTTATATTATAGTGCTTATTTCAAAATTGTCAAGTCTATTATGTAAAAAGATAGTAACATAAACATAAATACACCAACTTGTACACCAGACATAATAGTTATTTGTTTCATTGGGTGTACTTCTACAATTCTTTCTATCCAATCTTCACTTGGAGAAAGATTAGTTGCTTGAAGTATTTTCTTTTCTGTTTCTTTTTTCATTTAACCAGCTAAAGGATTCTTATTCTCTTCCTTAAATATTTTAATATCAGTCTTAACACTTTCAATATCAGCTTTCATACCTGACATATCAGACTTGATAGCTTCTACTTTGTTAGACTGATTATCAATCTTAATTAAAATAGTTTCATCAATCGTTTTGTTTATGTAAGTCATAGAAGTTTCTAATGCTTCTATTCTTTTTTCAATCTCGCCTAAACCATCATCAGTTTCTTTAGCTTGTTGAGCTTTTGACTCTAAGTTTTCAATCCTATTAACATAGGTTGCACCTGTATAACCAAACCCTGCAAGAGTTCCAATGATACCCATCAACGCAATAAACTGTGTTGTTTTATTTTGTAACCAATCCATAATGTTCTCCTATAATTTTGGTTGTAATTTTCTTATTTCAATCAGGGTTTCTAAACTCTGACTTGCCATTTGGTAAAAGCCTTCAATGTTATCTGACAACATATTGTTGGCATAGATATCTGTAGACTCATACCATATATCTTGGTCCGGTAGTGTAACTAATCTATATTTATTAAAGTTAGGTACAAATCCCATATAAGCTATAATAGTATTCTCTGAACCATACTCTCCTGTTTCTTCTTGTTTAGCTTCAACATCATCTTGAGCATCTTGTAAGTTTTGAGCTATGACATTTGCTACAGTTTGTTCAACTTCTGTGGCTGATGAATCTGTAGAAACTGATACATCTATTTGACTTTGTAAAGTTTGAGTAGATGTTGTATCAACTGCGACACTAGTTGTTTCAACTGTTTCAGCTTCAACACTTGTAGAGCTTGTAATATTAGAACTCATAGCTAACACTTGATTGTTTTGTGCAGTAGAAGATGCAAATTGTTCTGATATACTAGGTGAATTACTAGTACTTACACCACCAGAATTAGATGATGATACGCTAGAAGCTCCTGTCGTACCACCTGTAGAGTGTATAGAGTTGCCTGATGTAGTACCACTAACACTAGCTTGAGCTGTGTTTAAAGTAGAAGAGATAATGTTTAATGCCATTTCTCTACTTATTGAACTCTTACCTTCAGATACTTCTTCAGCAATAACTAGTTCTTCATCTTCTTGTATTTCTTCTTCTATAACTTCTTCTTCTTCCTCAATAAGTTCCTCAATAAGTTCTTCCTCCGACTCCTCTGCGTACGCAAGTTCTTCTTCAATAATTGCTTCTTCCTCAAACCACTCCTCCATTTCCTCAATAAATGTTTCTTGAAATACAAACTCCTCAATCATTAAATCTTCAATAGGTAAAAAGATTTCTTCTTCTCGTATAAATGGAAGAGGTTCTATAAATTCATCAAGTGGTTGTAGTTGTTCAAAGATTATTTCTTCTGTAAATATTAACTCAGGCTCTTCAAAAAAATCATACTCAAAGTCAAATACAAACTCTTCAAAGATTTCAGGTTCTTCAAAAGTGTCATACATGTCATACTCTTCTTGATAACCATAATCAAATTCTTCTTCAAAGTAAGCTACTGAATTTTCTTGACTATAACCTTGACAGAACGGAGCATACTGTGGGTCTATATCACATTGCAGGTCATCATAGGCATCCCAATAATAAGGACATGACTCAGAGTATAACTGGTCTATATCACATTGCTGTGCTTGATAAGCTGCTGCATAACCAGAACAACTTGAATTATTTAAAGGATTACTACAATCAATATTATTACCACTACCAGAACCATACAACGAACCACCATTTTCTAATATATTATTAAATGATGTGTCGTTCCAGTTAGTATTTACACAACTACTAGAGTTAGTAGAGCCTGTATTACATTCATCGTGAAATAAATATTGATATACTTCAGAGCTACCACTACCTACTTCACCAATTAAAACATCGTGATTAATTATATCTAATGCACCATATCTATACTCAAAAGTATCGTTAGTCCAAAGTATAACTTCAAAACTGTTATCAGATGCACGATTATACTCACGCATATTATACCAACCAAAGACTGTCATATCATCAAAATTTTTAGCTAACATCTTTGAACCATTATCTCGTATTAGGTCAGTCCAAAAAGGTAGCATAGTATAAGTATACTGATTTGCTAAAGGGTCTGGTGTATAATCGGAGCAGTAAGCACCTGAAGTTTTAAAATGAAGACAACCATTCGTAGCCATTCTAGCAGAACTAAAAGTTTGATTATAAAAATCAAAGTTAAACCCTAGACTAAAAGCATTAGAAACTCTATCATCTCCAGAGTTTAGATTGGTTGTATTTGATTGAGTAGTAAGGTCTATTAAAGACTGATTGCCTTCGTAGATATACTGACTAAAGACATTAAGACTTAAAAGACACGCTACTGCGTAGCATAAAATTCTTTTTTGCATTGCCTGTTAGTTTTGGTTTTAGCTGTATATGTTTTTTTTACTAACCCAGCTACATCTTTATTTATATTATCTCTGTTAGGATTCTTGTCGTGGGTACATTGCTCTATAAAAAGCTCTGCTTGTTTTTTAGTTTCAGCTTTATCTTCTTTTGCTTTTCTTTTTAATTTCTTTTTATATACTTTTTTATCAGGTCTATCTTGAACATTAACTACCCACATTTCAGCAGCTTCTTTACCTATCTTACCTTCATAAGGGCAAGGAGTACCAGCCATTTCCATAGCTTTAAAAACTCTAGGGTCTTGACATAATATTGAAACTGAAGCTACTTTCATACCGGTATCGTAAAGATACTTGGAAAGTTTTAATCGTTCACAATTAGTATCAGTAACTGTCCGACCTGTAGAAAAACCAAATACTTGTCCTTGATAAGCACCAGAACGACCTACAGTACAAAGGTCTTGAGAGTAAGACATAATACTAGGTGCGATTGCAGAAGCAGGAGGAGCTTTACTAGTTATTTCTTGTTTAATTGTTTGTGTTGAGTTAGACTCGTTAATATTTCTATTAGTATTATCAGATGTTGTATTGTTATTATTGTTATTAGTATTATTAGTAGTAACATTAGAATCTGAAGTAGATTGATTAATATTTGTATTGTTATTAGTATTAGTATTATTACTAGTAGAATTACTGTTGTTGTTTACATTCTGATTTACTGTAGAGTTTACAGTAGAGTTAGATGTAGATGTAGATGTGTTAACATTGTTGTTAGTATTGGTATTAGTACTAGTAGATGTGGAATTATTAGTATTGTTATTTGTATTAGTTGATGTATTAACATTAGTATTATTATTAGTGTTAGTGTTTGTATTTGTATTAGTATTTGTATTCGTATTAGTATTAGTATTTGTATTATTATTAGTATTATTATTGGTGTTAGTATTTGTAGTAGTCGTATTATTAGTAGTAGTTAAATTATTGTCTTCACAATACTGTGTACCAGCATCACAATCATCTGCACTTGCAACAAACGACATTCCCATTAAACTTAATATAAGTAATGGTCTAAAAAAATCTCTATTTATTTTTCCTCTTGATAACATTTTATCTCCTTTTATTTATCTCCTGCTGGTTTTTTAGATGTACTAGTATACAGACCAAACCAAGCTGCTCCAGCTCCTACAACAACAGAGATTAAACCTGACTGTTCCATAGTAGGTTCTGGTAAATCCATATACCAAAATACTACATAATATAATAAATACATATATATACTAAGAAAAGCTCTAGGTATTAATCTCCAACTATCTATTGCTTGTGCAACAAATATCCATCGTTGATAAGGATTATCATTCTTTGTATCTTCTAATTCTCTTATTCTATCTTTTAATTCTGACTTCTCTTGAAGTAACTGCATAAATTTATTAAGGTCTATTTCTACCTCATTTCTATCCATATCACCACTAAAGCCACCCATCATATTATTTTGCATTTTATTTTCCTTTGGCTAAACTTCCACCGAAGTACATGCCTATTATAGCTGACACTAAATTAGTATCAAGCTGTGTTATTACTAAACCTTGAAATGTTACCCACTCAAAAACTTCTCTTCCTTCTTTAAAAAATAAAAATCCCGGACTCCAACTTGTATACCCTATTGTAACAGCCACATCAGGATAATATACAGCAACTAATTTAGGAAATACAACTATAGCAAATATAGATGTTAATGCTATAATTCTTCTAGTCCATGCAAATCCTTTATCTGCTAATCCTGCATCAAGAGATTGCTTTCTAGCTTTCATTTCAAACTCACCACGAGCTATTAATAATTTTTGTGCTTCAGCTTTAGCTTTTCTACTTTCAGCCCAAACACTCATTAATCCACCTAATACAGTAGATGCTAACATAGTTATTATTTCAAATGGAAATCCCATTATATTATTCTCTCTCTAAAGTTAAGGTTGCCTCTAACATTTCATCAATAGAATGTAGTACCCATTCAGGAACATCATCTATTAATATATCTTCTTGTTCAGCTTTTTCTAAATGTAAAGTAATTAAATCTTCATATAAACTTCTAAATTGTTCTCTAGTTATCCAAGGCTCTTCACATTTAGTTCTAGCTTTGCAATCTAATCTATATGCTTTATCTAAATCTGTTTCTAAGTAGAGCAACATTCTAATACCATTCTTTGTAACTCTTGACTTCTTCTTCCCACTTGTGAATACCACCTACTATTTTCCATTTCAGCAGCCATTTGTTCCCAATTATGAGACTTACAAGCTCTTAACATATTTTTAAATTTAGAAAATCTAGTGCCTCCTAAATTAAAACACATATTAACTAACACTCTTTGTATAGGTTCTGGTAAGTTTTGAAAGTCTTCATAACTACCATATACATGTACAGTTTCTTGATAATGTTTTTCAAAGTCTTGTTCATAATACATATCAACAACTTCTTGAGATACTTTAGTTCCTACTTCCCAAGCATACTCAGGGTCGTTAGGTTGACAAAGATGTCCAATCCCTAAAGTTTTATAGCCTAAACTATCTTCATATATTTTTAACACTTCACCTTCGTGTCTTTTTATTTCAGCTTTGCAAAGTTCTATGTTCATATTATAATCCTAGTTCTTTTGGTTGTAAATTAAAATCTATAATTGTATTATTTACAATTTCATTTTCTGCTTCTTCTAATGTTAATCCTTTTTTTCTTAAGTCAAAACCTACTCTATTGTTTAAAAAATCTAATTGACTATCTAATAATTTTCTTCTAAAGTTATCTTTAGAATCTTTTCCTGATACTCTTCCAGCAACATCTTTAAATACTGATAGTCCTTCCCTAACTTGTAATCCTGCAAATTTCAGATTTGAATCTCCTAATTTATAAGCTAATCTTTGATGATTTACTTTATTAAATATTTCTTCATCTGTTTGATTTGTCATTTCTACCCATCCAGTATGAGGATTTACAGGAATCCTAGCCCTTTCTGGAAAAATACCTTCGTCTATTTTTTTATTCACTAAATCTGCTGATTCAGCTTCATGGTTTCTTTGCCATTTTGCATCTATATTAAATAATTGTTTAGCTAAAACTTCATCAATATTACCACCTTGACTAAAACCTAATCTAGCCATCTGGTCAGAGTAAGGCTGTTTTGTAAAAGGGTCTACTCTGTCTGCTGGATTTTCTTTAGTGTCGGGTACTTCTGGTCCTGTAATTAACCCACCTGTTGCCATTCTAGGTAATGTTTCATCTTCTGTATCTTTAGCTTTAAAATCTTCAACTTCTTCTTTTAGTAAAGCTTCTCTTCTAGTAACTTCTTTTATTCCGGGAATTATTGTTTCACCTACTTTTACGACACCAGTTCTAGGTTTACCACTAACTATATCAAAACCTCCAGCAACAGCATCATTAACTATTCCAAACACAGGATAAATATTTTCAACTGCATTATTTTTATTATATTTATAAGAACTAAATATTTTATCAGCCCAATAAGGCATTAACTGAGCACTAAATATTCCAGTATCTGCTAAAAATTTTAATAAATCTTCTTTTGTTTCTAGAGGACTTTGAAATTCTTCTCTAAATGATTCAGTTGGATTTAATTGTGTTTGTAAATATCTAATAGTTCCATATAAAGGTAAAGTAGTAAGCATCATTAAAGCTAATTTTCCATCACCATCTTCTATTCTTCTTAATAAAGAGTTAGTCTGTGTTGTTTTAGCTTGTGCCCAAGATAAAAAACTTCCTGCAAATTTCATCCAAGGTGTTCTAGATTGTGCAAATAATCTTCTATTACCTACTTGAGGTATTAAAGCATCTCTGTTAGCAGCTTTCCTACCTGCTTTATCAATTAAAAATTTACCTTGAACATTAGCATAAGCTTCATCCATATTTTTAAATTGACCTAAATATTTTGCATCTTCAACACTTAATCCTAAACTATTTAATTCTCTTAATCTTGCTTGTTTTAATTTACCTTTACTAGCTAATTTACCTAAATCAAAAGCTCTAAAAGCACCTGCATCATATGCAAACTCTCTAGCAAATCTAGTTACCCTTCCTAATTGAACTATTTCAAAAAATCTACTTTGAAATCGTAATAAAGATTTTTGATAATCTGTAGTAGCCATTAAATTAAAATCATTTAATTCTTTTTCTAATGTACCATTGTATCTTCTATTTTTAAATTTTCTTCCTAAAAGAGGTTCATTAAATAAAACACCATCTTCATCTCTTCCTACTCTTTGAGCTAACATAGCAGAAGGTTTATTAGCTTTTGAACCTTGCTGTTTAATTTGAGTAACTAAAGAATTAAAACTAGATTTAAATCCACTATTTTGCATAGTTTGTAATAAATCACCAATAGAAGGTATAGCTACTTTTGTAAGTTTTGTTGTAGCTAATAAAGTTTGTAAAGTTAATATTACACTTTTTGTTAAATCATTTTGTGAAGAAATTGAACTAGCACCAAAAGTACCAAAATAAGCATTAGTAGAATTTGCAATAGAATTTAATTCTTCATTTATTAATTTTTGTAATGATTGATTTCTTTTTATATCTCCAAATTGTTTGTAATAATTTTTAACATCTTCAATAGTATCTTTTATGCCTTGTCCTCTCGGACCAAATCTTCTAGAAAATTCTGCAATAGGAATAGTATTTTCAAACAAACGAGTTAAAGTAAATTCAGGGTCTTGTATAAATAATTCTTTTGCTAATGCTCTAGCTTCTTGGTCAACTAAAACTCTTTCATTATCTACAAATTTTGCAGATTGCATTAAAGTATCATTTTGTCTAATAGTTTTACCTTCATTAGTAATAAAATTTATTAAATCACCTGCTTCTGTATTTTGAGAATCAAATTTAGTCATTCCTATTACTTCATTTCTTCTAATGCTATCAGCATTGTTTAAATGATTTAAAGCTTTAGATTCTATTTCGTCCATATTTATTTTAGGTAAAGTAGAAACTTTTACTCCTCTACTTTTAGCTAAAGCTTTTCTAGCATTAACTGCTTGTAATTGATATGCTTTTGTTAAAATAATTTCAGCTTTTCTTCTACCAATTTGACTTATTTTTTCTGTGTCTAAAATTTGAGTTAATCCATAAGTATCACTATTATTTATTTTTAAACCAGTACCTTTTAAATATGGTACAAAACTATCTTCTCTTAAACTTAACAATCGTGTAAATAAATTTTTAGCTTCAAGATTTTCTAAATCTCCTTTTTCTAAAAAAGAATATTTACTATTACTTGGCATATTATGTTGTTGTAATAATCTACCAGCAGCTAAAATAGTATCATCATCAAAATCTGCTGTAGCATCAAATAATAATTTTCTATAAAATTCTAAACTTTTATCTTTTAACTCTTCAACACTTTCTTCTAAAACAGTTCCTAAATCTCCAGCTTGTCCTCTACTGCTATATAAATCTGAGAAAAATTTTCTTACTGGCTCTATTTGAATAGTACCTTTTCCTGCTTCAGAACCAGCTAAAAGTCTTCTAGTCCAAGTTCTCCAACTATGTGTAAAAACTTTTTGACTTTCATCAGCCACAATACTTCTAACTTCTCTAGGTATAACTTTTGAATTATCTAATCTTTTATTTAAAAATCCTAAAGTTGCTCCAGCAATTAAAGCAGAATTTAAAGCTGTGTCTGTCTCACCTTCGCTTGAAACTAATGCAATAGCACCTCCAGCAGTTGCACCAACTAAAGGTCTTACAAGTTCGTGAACAAAAGCTCTTGTTATATTTTCTCCTATTTTACCAGTAAGTAATCCAGCTTCGTGTGCTTTTCTTAAAGAATTAAATCCTGTTATAGATATATTTTTTGGTTGTTCTATAAACAAAATATTATCTATTTCTTTTTGATTTGTTTTTAATTCTTTTTTAAGATTTGATATTTGTTCATTTAAGTTTTTAGTTTTTAAATTAAATGGTAAAGTTCCTTGCTCTTTAGCAGTTTGAGGAATATTTTCTAATTTTTTTAATTCAAAAGTAAGTCTATCTCTCTTTGTATACTTAACACCAAGACTACTAATATTATCTTGAAAGCTAGTTATAAATGGTTGAGATAATTCAAATGAATCTAAACTTATTTGTTCTAAAGAATCTCTCATTTCTTTAGATAAAGGTCCTACAAATACTGGGTCAGTATTAGTAAGATTACTTGTTATTGGTTTTCCTTTTTTATCTACAGTTAATATCTTATCTTGTGCTGTAGTTCCTCTTAACTTATTAGCTATTACTGTTCCTAAAGCTGTACTAGTTCCTCCAAGTGCAGCACTTATACCAACAGCTCCTATATTTATATCTCCGTATAAAGCTTTTTCTCTTAAAGCCATATCTGCAGAGGCTACACCAGCACCTGTTGCTACAGTTGCTACCTTACCTGCTCTTGCAACTTTAGTCCAAGGAATAAAAAAAGTAACAGGGTCTGCAAGAGCAACTCCCATTCTACCACTTAATACAGTTAAGTCTTCTTTTTTTCCTCTAAACTCTGGAAAATCTTGAAATATTTTTTCTTGTCTAGCAGCTTCAATTCTTTGAGCAGCTTCATCAAAAGTTTCATCAGAAAATAAAGAAGCCAATCCAGCTCTACCTAACCTAACAGCACTTCCTACAATCATGGGTTCTTGTCTAGCACCAAATTGAACCTTTCTAGTTGTTGAAATATCTGAACCTAATACACTATAGTTTATATCTTTTTTATTTTCTTTATCTAATTTATAAATAAAATCATCATAAAAATTATCACTATTATAAGTTATATTATTATTGGTAGATACAGTATCAAAAGAACTTTGTATATCTTCTATATTTTCTATATTATTTTTATTATCTTTATCAGTAATTAAATTTTGTTCATTTAATTTATCAATAAAAGAAGAATAAAAATTATCCTTATTAACTGCCATATTTATTATTCTGGTAAAGAAAGTGGGTTATTTCTAAATGTTTTTTCATATTGAAAAAATGAATCAAAATCAGAATCTTTGTTGTCTGTTGCAAATTGTTTATTATAAATACTTTGGAAATAATTAACTACAGCAGGATTATCTAAACTATTAGAAATATCTGCAATAATTTGAAAAGCATTATCTTTAGTTTCTGTTTTTAGTAGTTCAGCTAAACTTCCAATTTTAGTTGTAACATTTTGTCCACCTAAAGTTATATTAATTGGTTCTTCTAAATCAAATAATTTAGTACCTGTTTCATTAAATTGAAAATTATTTGGATTATCTGTTGTTATTGTTTCTTGAAAATAATCTGATAGTGATTCTCTTAAAAAACTTGTATCACTTATAATATTTCCTGTTGTATCTGTATCATAATAATTTATTTTTTTCAAAGAGGCTCTAGTTAAAATATTTTCTAAAAATTCTATTTTTTCATCAGGTCCTTTTAATGTTTTATAATAATCATAAACATCTCCTGTTTTTTCTTTTTTATTTATTTTAAATGTATATTCATCCTTATTTAAAAATGCATTTCTTTGTTTATCTTTATCTATAGCTTCATATAAAATAGTTCTTTGTTGTCTATCTACTCCTTTATTTTCTACAACTTTACCAAAATCTGTTGGAATAGAACGCTTTTCTGTTTCAAGTTTTTCTTGGGTTTCAATATCTTTATATATATTTTCTACTCTTTTTGTATCAATATCAGTAACTAACCCAGCATTTCTTTCTGCTGTTTCTCTTGCATTTGTTAATTTATCTTGATGAACTAAACCAAATCTAGGATTACCATCTTTATCTCTACCAAATACTTTTAACCAAGCAGCACGAACTAAACCTTTTTTAGTTGGGTCATTTTTAATTTCTTCAATAGCTGCTTGATATGCATTTTTTGCTTTTGCATTATATTTAGTAAATGTAGGCATAGTAATAGCTTCATCTGTTATACTTTCAAAATAATCTTTTGCTTGTTCTTTTAATAATTCTATTTCATCTGATAAAGCTATTGCTCCTTCTTTTGTTTTTTTCATTTGACTAACTGTAGTAAAAGCATTAGGTCCATAAGCTGCCGTTATATCTGTGTCTGTGTTAAATGTATTTATTGCTTGAGTTAATAATGCTCTATCTCTTGTTTTTTCATTTTTATATAATTGATATAATTTTCTTTGTTCAGAAATACTTTCATCATTAAAATATTCTTTATTTCCTTCAAATACATCTGAATATTTTTCGTTAGTTTCATTAATAGAATCAATAACATCTTGTTTTTGATTACGCTGTAGTTGTCCAAAAGTTTCTAATATAGCAGAAGCTAACAAAGCTTTTGTAGCTTGTTTCTTATCTTGTTTATCTCTTCTACTTAATAAAGCACCAGCTACTTGTCCAAAGTCTGAACCTGATAAATAATCTGAACCACTTACTATTGGTTTAAATGGGCTTTCATAATCTTGTGCCATTACTCTTCTCCTTTACTTAATAAACTTCTAATTTCTGTACCTTGTTCTTTAACTTTGTCTAATATATTTTGTGGCACTACATTTGTATCTACTGTAGGTTTTAATTTTTGTGTAGTTTGATTTTTAATATCAGAAACAGCAGTTCTAAATTCATTAATTTTATTATCTATATTTTCTCTTTCATCTTCTTCATCAAACTCATCTAAGTCATTGCCTTCAATATTGTATTTAATATTTGCTTCTTCTCCTATAGCCATTATTGTGTACATAATAGGTTCAGCTAATAACATCATAGTGTCAATACTAATTTCACCTTCAGTAAACTTAGCATATAAAATTGCACTACCTATATCACCGACAGCACCACCTTTAGCTAATGCATTAACAATATTTTTTACAGCTTCTGGTTGCATTATTTCAGCTACAATAGTATCTAAAGCTTCACGAGGATTACTTTGTTCAGGAACATTTTCCCAAGGATATTTATTATCAGGACTATTAGTTAAACTTTGACCCGGAATAGGTCTTCCTTGTGCTGATAAACTAACAAGCTCATCTAAACCTTCTTGATTAAATTTTGCTTCTCCTCTTATCTTAGGACCTTTATCAGGTGCAATATCTTCTATATCAAATCCAGCATCTAATCCATCTAAAACTGCTAATCCTGCAGCTTCACCAAGACTACTAGATATTATAGGTACTGCTTGTCTTGTTGGTTTTCCCATTATGCTACCTCTACTGTTTGTTGATTATATAATTCTGTACCATAAGTACTACTTGGGTCTACATTACCATACATAGGTTGATTATAAATAGATGCTATATCCATATTATTAGCAGCAGCATATATCATTAGTGGGTCGAAATTACTACTTCTTTCTTGTCCAGCTCCACCTACTGATGTTCCAGTCGGGTCAGTTTCAGTAATACTAGCCATAGCTGCTCCAGTAAATACATTACTTACAACACTAGTACCTACATCAGATACAAAATTACCTGCTCTTGTATCAAAAAATCTAGTTCTTCCAGTAGGTTTTATTGATGATTCCATAGCTTTTTGAAATTGTTCTGAACCTTCAACATCAAGAGTAATACCTTGTTCTTTTGCTGCTTCTAAATCAATACTTAATCCTTTTTCATCTACATAATCTTCAGGAGTTAAATTACTTATATCTTTTTGACCAGTTAAAGCTGCTTTACTAAAAGGAACTGGAGCACCACTAGCAGGACCAGCAGCAAAAGCACTTTGTCCTGTTAGTATGTTAGCACCAACTCTAGCAGTACTACCTAAAGCACCACCAGCAGCACCAAAAGGTTTTGCAGCAGTTTTAGCAAGAAAGTTTCCTGTTTGAGTTAAAAATTTTCCAACCCCTTTTTTAGCAGCAGCAGAACCAAAAGCTGTACCACCTAAAACATTAGCACTTGTTGTCATCATCCAACTTCCAAATTTAGTTGCAGCTAAACCAGTAGTACTACCAAATGCAGTAAGAGCAGCACCTCCCGTGACTATGACTGCAGCAGCAATAGCTAAAGCTTTAAGAATTTTACTAGAGCCAATTTTTTTAACTACTTTCTTAACTCCTTTAACTACTTTCTTAACTACTTTTTTTACGCCTTTAACAACTTTTTTAAAAGCTTTTTTAATTGATTTAAATAATCCCATAATATATTTCCTTAAGTTGAACTACCTACTAATAATGATATTAGTGATTGAATATCTTTTACACTAGAACCATACTTAGAAGGGTCTGAAGCTAGTGCAGTATTTACTAATGCTGATATTCTATTTTTTTCATTTTCACTTGACCTAAAATCATAATCAGCTTGGTCTCTTAATTCTTGCCATAAAAATGATTGAGCTGTTTGTGACATAGCAAAAGCATTTTGTGCATTTTGTGCATTAATCTGATTTTGCATTGCAGTATTAGCAGTATTAATTTGTCTTCTCCATTGAGTATTAGATTGCTCTACTACTGCTTGATTCTGTGCATTCCATTGATTTCTTGCAAAATCTTGATTTGAATTAAACTGGTCTATTTGTGTTGCTAATTGTGTATTAAACTTTTCAACATCAGCAGCTCTTTGAGCATCTCTAGCTGCAGCAGCATTTGCTTGAGTTGCATTAAACTGTTCCATAGTATTCATTTGTGAAATATTATATTGGTCAGTTTGTGCATTTAAACTAGCCATAAATTGATTAGTTTGATTTTCACTAGCAGCATTAAACTGAGCAGCAGCATTTGTAGCAGCTTGATTAGATAATAATCTTTGTTGTGTTTGTTGTGCTCTTAATATATTTGATTGTTGTTCAGCATTTAAATTAGCCATATCCATAGCTAAAAAGTTTTTAGCATTTTGTATTTGTGCTTGTTGATTTAAACTAGCTTCAGCTAAATTAGCTTGAGACATTAATACAGCATTTTGTAATATACTTTGTTGGTCTGTATTAGCTTCTGTTATACTTACAGTTTGTAAAAATTTACTGTTTGCTAAAGATGTTTGTTGGTCAGCACTAAACTGAGCCATATCTAATTGAAATACACTTTGAGCATTATTTAAAACAACTTGTTGTTGTCTTTGTGCATTAGCTTCTGCAACTTGTGCTTCTATAGTTCTTTGTTGAGAAACACTTTGTTGTATAGCTTGTGCATTACTTTGAGCTAAAGGTATAGCACTTTGTATAATAGCATTAAATAAATTATCTCTACCAACACTAGAGGCACTTAAACCTCTTTTTGCTAACATAGCTTCTACACTAGCAACAGCAGGTTTAGCCCATGTAGGTATTTCACCTTCTTCCATACCACTTAGTAAACTATCTATCTGATTAGATACTAAAGCTTCTTCAGGTAGTCCAGCTATTATACCTCTTTCTTGTTCTGTAAATTGTGTAAGTTTATCTTCTAAAGCTTCAGGGTTATTACCTAATTCAGTAATAGCATCTTCTGGTAATCCTGCATTTCTTAATTGTTTTTTAGCTCTAGTAACTCTAGCTAAATCTGTACCTGCATTTTTAGCTGCAGTAGCTTTAGCTTCTGGACTTAATGTACCTACAACTCTTTCTGCAACAGCTCCTTCTTGAATAGTAACATCAGCACCTTGAGTAGGGTCAACTCTATCTACCCCTGCAGCTTCAGCAATAGCATCATCTGATAATGTTCCTTGTGCAGTATCTACTTGAGCTTGAGTATCTACAATATCTAATTCATCTTCTGTTATTTCTGCAGCATTCATGTCTTTTGGCATGTCTGCAGTTTGTGCAGTACCTGTTGTAACTTGTTCTGGTTCTTGTCCTTCAGCTTTTCTTTGACCTACAGTTGTAGGGTCTGCCATAGTTGTAATTTGTTGTTCTTTTAAAGGTTGTCCTGTTTCAGGGTCTATACCCATCTGAACAGCATCAGGTATAACAGCAGCATCTGGAACTTCACCTCTTGCAGCAGCTTCTGCAGATTGTCTTGCAAAACTAGGCTGTGAAGTATCATCCGGAGGTGTATCATCCGCAGGTGTATCATCCGGAGGAGGTGGAGGAGGGTCTTCTTTAGGAGGGTCTATAGGAGGAACTTGTATAGGAGGGTCTTCTTTAGTAAAGTCAGGTTTATCTAAACCACCAAGCTGGTATTTTACTCTACCACCTTTACGCATATCTAGTCTACCACCTGTAGTGTATCTATTTCTTTTATTTCTTTTTTTCTTTTGTTTTGCCATTAGCTTTTCTCTTTTTTAATTTACTTAAAAGTTTATTTGGTGTTATCATAATTACAATAGTTCCACTTTTATGCATTATTTTACCTCAAAAAGTTTGTCAACCTTTTCATGTAATTTTTCTAATCTGTCCATGAGAACATTCATATCATCTTTTACTTCTTGTTTAGTTACATAATCTTTTGCAATCTCTTCCCGAGTTTTGTTTAAGAGTATGTCAATTCTTTTAGCCTCTGAAGTATTACTTTTAATACCATAGAGTATGGGAGCTAACACCAATGTTATAAAAATGTTCCAAAATAAATAAGGTGTTAGTTCCATATCTTAACTTATAGTTTTTGTTACGCTTGTAGGTGTAATCATTTCAGCTATCTGTGCATCTAATGATGCTTTCATGTCTGTAACTCTACTAGAACCCATAGCAGCTTCAACCCATTCTTGTATTTTAGCAGCATTTAAACTACCAAAAGCTATAAAGCTTGAAAGGTCTGAAGTGTCTAAAACTTGTGTACCATATATAGAATATGAGTAATTTATATCATTTCCTTGAAAATCTTTATAAGTATTACTATCATCGGTACCTGTAAGGTTCCAATGAACATTATAGACTACATCACTTTTACCACTTTTAGTTGGATATGTATCAACAGTTGAAACATTCCAAGTATATCCTATTGCCATATTTATTCTCCTTTTAATTTTTTAATTTCTAACATAAGTTCATCATAACCTTTCATTTCTTGTATAGACTTTGGAGGATGTGAATTTTGTTTTAACTGTTCTATTTCTTCTTGTTGTTCTTGAATAGCTTTAGTAAGTATTGCTGTCATAACTGCATAGTTAAGAGATTTAGTTGTTGTATTAGACATATCTTCATCAGCTTCAGGCGTATTAACTAAATCAGGATATAAAGTTTCTACTTCTTGTGCTATAAAACCAATACTACTTTTTGTGCTACCATCTTCTGCTTTTTCTTTCCAATCAAAACTTACTGGATTTAATTTTTTAATAGTTTCTAATTGACTTGGTAAAGTAACTATATTTTCTTTTAATGTTCTATCTGAATCACTATAAGAGCCTGTTATTGTAAAATTACCCGATGCATCTAGTACTGCTTTTTGTGCATTATCTATTAAAAAATACAAAGCAGATGAACTTCTGTCAGAATCAGGGTCAACACTTATTGCAGCCGATGCTGTTGCTGAAGAATATAAGCCAAATGTACCTGCTATTTCATCATTACCACTTATAGCACTTATACCTGCTGAATTACTCCCTACTTGTGTTACTTGTATTTGACCTGCCCAATTAGTACCTCTATGAGCAGTATCATTTATTAATATTTCTCCATCTTCAGTAATACGCATTGATTCGGTAAAAGATGAACCTTTCCAATTAGAAAATATCATAGCTGATGCTGAATTACTTGCATTCATTACTCTAGCTTTTATTTGAGCATTACCATTGTTATTATCATAAGTAGATGCTTCTAAACCAAAATTAAGTGCTGCTTCATTACCTACAGCAGAAGTAGCATAATTTACAATACTAATTTCTCCACCTCTACCTGCAGAGCTATCTTTTCTTACAGCTAAAGTTGATGTTGTATTACTACCTATTACACCTGAATCACCAATACCTACTTGGGTTTTATTTATACGCATTATTTCAGTATTAGCTACATGAAAAGCATGTCTACCTGCATCAGAGCCTGAAGTATGGTATTGCAAGTCATAAGCTGGTCCAGATGTAAATCCTTGTCTTGTAGTTCCTTGATTAAATAAATATAGTTTTAATGATGCATCTGTATATCCACTTGAATAATCATTATTATAAGTAATAAATTTAGGAGTAGCTGTGCTATTACTTGATACAGAAGAACCTACAGTCACATCTGTTGTGTTGAATCCAACATCACCTGAAGTACCAATAGTAAATCTTGCATTATTACCATTAGTGCCAAGATATAAAGCACCCTCTGCTCTTATTGCCATATTGGTAGTACCTTTTCCCATTGCACCCTCTGCATTACCAATATAACCTCTTACAGTTCCATCATTAATAAGTGTTAGTAATGGACCATCACTATGAGAAGTTTCTAAATCTAATACATTTTGAGCAGTAGAGGAAATATCAAGTGTTGCAGATGGTGATGTTGTTCCAACTCCAACCTTATTATTAAAATAAGCACTACCTGAATCTGACATATCAAGGGTAAGTGCTGTAACACTAGAACCACCATCATCTCCAACAAAAAGTATATCTTTGTCTTGAACTGTAGAACTTACATATAGATTACTACTAGCACCATAAATCTTGCCATATTCTGTACCACCATCTGCAAATTTAGTTGCATCACCATCAGCATCAAGAATAATGTCAGCAGGTGAATCTAATGTGATTGAACCTGATGATGTTGCTAATGTAGATGCAGCATCACCGGTAGATATGTCATCTAATGCTGTACCACCACCTGCTGCATTTTCCCAAGCAACACCACTTCCTGTTGAGGTTAAAACTTGTCCATCACTTCCTTGTGAACCACCTATTGTTAGGTTATCTGTTTCTAGTGTTCCATCAATATCTACATTACCACTTATATCTAAAGTAGCTGCATCTAGTTCACCTGTAATTGTTAAGTTTCTTAAACCTGTGTAATCTTTGTTAGAGTCTAATATAACTGCTTTAGAAGCAATAGCTGTACCTACAGCAGTAGAACCTAAATCTAAATAATTAAGTTCACCAACAACAACTGTTGCTCCATCAAGTATGTTTAACTCTGCTGCAGTACTTGTAACTCCATCAAGAATATTAAGTTCAGCAGGTGTTGAAGTAATAGCAGTTGTTGTAGCTGCTGCTAATACTGGAATGTAACCACCTTGATTAATTAAATATTGTGTATGGTCTGAAGTTGGGTCTACAATACTAAGTGTAGTTTCATTTGAATCTGCTGTAGCTCCTTCAAATATAATAGCATTTGAAGCCTCCATAGTAACTGTATCTGCTGTAGTAGTTGTTCCTGCTACAGTAAGTTTAGGAACTAATAGTTCTCCTGTACTTGGATTATATCTTAAAGCACCTGTGTCATCTAATAAACCATTTGATTCATTATGGAAGACTACAGGGAAATTTGTATTTGCTGTACTATCTGTAACTGTAGTTGTTGTAGCTAAAGTAGCTGTTGCAGCATTACCAGTTGTATTTTGATTACCTGCAGTATTTACACCGGGTAAATCAATATTTGCACTACCATTAAAACTTACACCACCTATAGTTCTTGCAGTTGTTAAAGTAGCTGCTGAACCTGTAGTGTTTTGATTTAGTGTTCCAATAACAAAGTCTAATGTATTGTCACTATCATCATAAGTAACTGTAACTCCTGTTTCTGTATTAGAAGTTACCATAGCTCCAACAGTATCACTAATTGTTTCTGCTAATGTAACACCACCAATAGTAATTGCATCAGCTTCTAGTGTTCCATCTATATCTGCATCGCCACTAATATCTAATGTAGCTGCATCTAATTCACCACTAATAGTAATGTTTCTACCACCAGTAATATCTTTGTTAGCATCTGTTATAATAGCTTTACTTGCTATTACTGTTCCGTTTGTTATTCCATCTATAAGATTTATATCAGTTGCACTAGCTGTAACACCATCAAGAATATTTAATTCTGCTGTGGTGCTTGTTACGCCATCAAGTATGTTTAACTCTGCTGCTGTACTCGTTACACCATCTAATATATTTAACTCGGCTGTAGTTGCTGTAACACCATCTAATAAATTTAGTTCTGTAGCAGTTGAAGTAACTCCATCAAGTATGTTTAGTTCTGCTGTAGTAGCTGTTACACCATCTAGTATATTAAGCTCTGCAGCAGTTGAAGTTGTTGCTAAACTTACAGCTCCACTAGAAACTGTAAAGTCATCTGAACTAAATGAAGCAACACCTTTGTTACTTGTTGTTGCATCTTCACCAGCAATAGTAATTGTATTACTTGAAGCAGAAGTATCAATACCTTCGCCACCTGCAATAGTTAATGTTTCACTATCTAAATCTATTGCTATTGTGCCACTATCTGTAGTAGCATCTAAATCTTGTGCTGTAACTTGTGAATCTACATAAGCTTTAATAGATTGTTGAGAAGCAATACCTGTAGCACTATTAGAAGACATATCATCTTCATCAAGAAAAGCTTTACCATCTAATATATTTAATTCGGCTGCTGTGGATGTTACACCATCCATAATGTTTAGTTCTGCTGTAGTTGCAGTAACTCCATCCATAATATTCAGTTCTGCTGCAGTTGCAGTAACTCCATCAAGAATATTAAGCTCGGCTGCTGTGGATGTCACTCCATCTAAAATGTTTAGTTCAGCAGCAGTTGATGTAATTGCTGTGCCATTAAAGTTTATAGCATCTACATAAGCTGTACCATCTATATATAAATCTTTAAATTCAAGTGAGCTAGTACCTAAATCAATATCATTATCAGTAACAGGAACAATAGCTCCATCAGCTATATATAATTGTTGTACTGAACTACTAGATACTTCTACATAAAATTCAATGTAATTATTTGAGGTATCTATTAATACTTTATTATTAGGAGAAGTTTCTCCTGCATCTCCTATTAATCCTATAACAGGACCAGAGGCTGCTGTGCCATCGTGTGTGTGTCCTGTAGAATTATGAAATGCATTAACTAACTGATTATATTCATTATTGAATAATGCAGCAGTAATTGTATCTCCATCTGCAAATGAACTTTGTCTTGTATATCCTGCCATTTATTTATCTCCTGCCTGAAGGTATGTAATCTACATAAAAACCATTTATAGTGTATGGGGCTTTTGTGTCATCACTTATAATTGTAAAATTGTTACTAGTTCCACTTCCTTGTAATGGAATCCTTATTAAAGGGTTATCACCACCACCAAATACATTTGTATTTAATAAAGCATCTCCAAACTTTGAAGGTGGATTTATAACTCCTAAATCAAATAAATCTGGTGGTTGTGGTATATCAGTATTACCATAATCAAATCTAACTTGTATATCTGGCTCTGTTATACCTTCAGAACTTGCTGATACTCTAACATAATGTAAAGTTTTTAAAGTTCCTAAATCACCATAATCATAATTAGGTGTTTCATATCTTGCTAGTATATTACTACCATCAAAATTATTTCCTATATCATGTTGATAAACATATCCGTTTGTGTCACCATGATAATATTGTTCAACATTATTATTATCAAAACCTGAATTAATTGCAGTAACTTCTAATCCTCTTGTTTCTGACCATTGAAATCCATCTGGTCTTAATGTTCCGATAATTCCTTTTTGTTGAGTATTTTCTAAACTTGTTTTTGTATAAAATAATCTGTATTGTGATTTATCTCTTAATACAATACTATCTATTACAAATGTATTTATATTCTCTGCTAAATCTGTAATTAAAGGTTGAATAGCTTTACTAACTGTACCTAACTCAACATCTCCAATTCTTGCTGTACCAGCTACTGTTCTAAAACCATCTGGTGCTAAAAATATTAAGTCACCACCAATCTCTTGAATACTATAGCCACTTAAACAACCAACATTCTTTGTTACTGGTACAATAGCTATATTACTTGAATCATTTATGTTTATTAATTTAAATATACTATTGGTACAAAATATAAATAATTCATTACGGAATCCTTTGATTCCTTCTATCTGGTCCTCTAATACAATATTACCTGAACCAGTACTTGTAAAATCTGTAGGGTCTAATGTACCACTATAATAAATTGTATTTAAGTTATCTTCAACTCCTGCAGCTATTAAATGCTTATCGTGAGTTGTAACATATTTAACACTTTTAGTACTTGATACAGTTATTTCCTCTGCAAAAAATGTTCTACCACTTAAACTACCACTACCTTCCATTCTAAATGCATAAGGTTTATTTGCTCCATCAGAAATAATTACTAAACCATAATCATAAGTAGCACCATCAAATAATGTAAATTGACATTGCCCTTGTGAAGTTCTTGTTAAAGTACTTCTACCGGTAAAGGTTGAATAGTTATCACCACTACCTGATACAGAACTTCTACTAATGTTTACCCAAGTCTGTCCATCGTTACTAAAATATATTCCTGTTCCTGCAGTAGCTATAACACCATCTGCATAAGGAAATACACCTAGTATATTTGTTGTACCACCTGTAGGTTGTGTAGCACTTGTAGTACCAAATTTTTGATACCCATTAATTCTTCTATAGCCACCCTCGGTAGAAACCTCAAAGTTTCTTAAATCTTTTGCAACTCCGGGAGTCTTAAGTAAATCAATTACATTAGCTGATTTAACTAAACCTCCATTGACTGCAACTGTATAGGGTTGACTACTTGCCATTAAAAGTATGTCCTATCATCTGTCATATATTTAGGAGTTGGATTCATAAGATTAGATTTCATGCTTCTCATTCCTTTTTTATAATCATCTAAAGCAAACGCTGCCTGTTGTGGACTTTCTTTAAACTGCC